TATCGGCGGGTTTGCGCCTCCGTGGCCCCGTGTCGAGGCAGGGCGTGATCACCTATCGCTGTGACCGCTGTGGCGCCGAGACGACGCCCGACAAGCTCTACGAAGTGGAGCTGATTTTTACGCCGCGTGATCTCGACGGCGCGCTCCATACGGACGCCGAAGATCGGAAGACGCTGGGTGACCTCTGTGCGACCTGCACGGATGTGATCGAGCCGCTTGTGGAGGCGCTCGTGAAACCCGGGTCGGCCCCTGCGGTACGGGAGGTCAGGGACGCTGCCGATCGTGCACCTCGCGCGGACCCGCCGTTTCAGGATCCGGATCTGATCAGTTGGGGCGACACTCGGGAGAAAGCCGACTGACCAGCGGGGACTTCGGCAACGTCTGCTGGGTGCTCTTGGTGGGGGCGGTGATCGTGGCGCTGCTGGTGGGAGGGTAGGAGATGAACAACGAGCCCGACGACGATCTGGCGCGCGGCCGATCCCTGGACGTTCCGCCACCGACAGGATCTCCGCGAAGTCCGCAACGAGACGGCTCCGAGCACGACGACGCCGAAGACGACGGCGACGAAGACGACGGCTGCTGGCGCTGCCACGGCGAAGGCGGGTTTCACGACTGCGGGGAAGATACGTGCTGTTGTGGCTCGGCCGCCGAACTGATCAACGCCGATTGGGTCTGGTGTCCTGAGTGCAATGGGCGCAACAGATGAGCACGAAGCGGACGTATACGTGTGACGACTGCGGCGGTACCTTCGAAGAAGGCTGGTCAGACGAAGAGGCCCACGCGGAAGCCGTCCAGAATTTCGGCACGTTGGCGGACGGGCCGGCGATGGCCGTCGTCTGCGATGACTGCTACCGCGACATCATGGAGCGGATCCGGTTGAGCGCGCGGTTTCGCGGCGCCGCGTCCGGCAACTGAGTCGGGCTCAGTCGTCAAGCCGACCCCGCGGTAGCTAAGGGCCGCCGCTGTACTGTGACTGGTGCACGCGCGTCGTCAGGATTTTGTATTGCTCGGCCAACGATCGGATCTCCGCTTCGAGCCGCAGATACGTGGGATCTCCATTACGGATGCGCTGGCCCTCGTCCCCGGGTAACGCTTGCAGCTGCTGATAGGCCCGGGAGATCGCCGCCAAACACTCGGACGCGCTCACCCCTTCACCAGATAGATCAGATCCTGCCACCACGCCTTCCACGTCGCCCGCTCCCGGATCGTCCACAAGCGCCAGCGCGTCCGGAACGGAAAGCGGAGGGGGTGCGTCCAGGGCTCCACGGGCGTCGGCACGATTCGGAGCTGGGCCTTGGCCATGCGCAATTTCACTGCAGGACGGTCGGCTGGGCCTGCGTCGCCTCGAGCAGCAGGGTCAGGAGATCGGGCGCCTGAAAGGGATGCGTCTCGAGTTCGTGCCAGTCGTCGTTCTTCCCGCCGCACACGACACACGCATCCCACCGGGCGATCACCGCCGCCAGGCCGCGCCGCAAGTCCGCATCGGTGAAGCAGCGCATGAGGGCCGTCACCCCGCCTTCTTTCGGGACGCGGTGGCCGCGGGCAGGGCGGTGCTCGAGCGGCGCCGGGCTTTGACCTGTGGTGTCTTGCCGGCGACCAGCGCGAGGCTCTGCGTCAACGCCTCCAAGATAGGCAACGGTCGACCTGTTTCGACCACGGCCGGCTGCACGATCTCCTGCCCCGCGATCTTCGCGTCGATCAACCGTCGCAGGTCCGCCTGGTACGTGTCGGTGAACTGATCCAGCTGCAGCGGCGCGGTCAGGGCCTCGACTACCAGCGTCGCGGCGACCGTCGCGCCGCGCAACGCCGCCGACACCAACGCGCGCCGATCGGCGACATACGGCGCCGTGCGCCATTCCGCCGCGTGATGCAAGGTGTATAAGACCAAGCAGCGATCGCCTGACGCTACGGCCACCAGGTACTCCCGGCCGTAGATCGCCAGCGTCCCGATCCCGACCGACCCCGCGATCGCGTCCACCAGCACGGCGTACGCATCCTGCGCGGGTCCACCGTCCGGCCCATCGGGCACGAGGAAGTAGGCGCGATCGATCGCGCGCCAGGGCAAGGCCGACGCCGGCGCGAACTGCGTCAGATCGATCACGCGCGTCGAGTCGGGGGCGACGGCGTCGAGCTCGTCGGCGAGCAGCACGACGTACTTGCCCGCTTCGAACTCGTAGCCCTTCACGATGTCGGCGGCTGGGACTTCGCCATGGCCCCGGGTCACGCTGGCGCACGTCGTACACCACTTCTTTTGCTGGATGCGCGACTGACACACACTATGCAATTGATGGAAGCTGATCGTCGCGCTCGCTTCCGTCGCGGGATACACCTTGATCGGGACCGCGACCAGACTGAGTTGAAGGGTGCCTTTCCAGATTGCGCGGGGGGTGGTCACGACGCGGATCCTTCGCGCGTGGGCGCCTGATCTGCGGCATGGGCCATCCACGCGAACGGCGGCCCGGCCTGCAGCGTGATGCCGTGGACGATCTCGGTCGCGGGTTGGTGCGTGCGCGGATCGAGATATCGGTCGCCGTTGGCGTTGGTGAGGTAGCGGTGCGCGATTCCGGCGCCTGTGTCATCCGCGAAATAGCAGCCCGTCACCTCGTGGCCGTGCTGATAGACGCGTAGACACACCCCCTGGCGACACAGGACTGCGTGGCGCGCGATCGTGACAGCGCCGTAGCGGGTGCGCGTCGCCGCCGGTGCGAACGGCGTCGCCACGGCAGCGCCGAGCAACACGAGAAATCCACGGCGCTTCACTGCGTCACCGGAATCGCGAGAATGCGCCGGCGCAGCGCGGCTTGACAGACCAGCTTGTCGATCGGCGACACGCTGACAAGCGGCGGATCCGACTGGCCCCACCAGCGCGACACGTCCGCCTCGGTCCACCGCTGGCTCGTCTCGCGCGCCGCGTCGAAGGTCGCCTTCAAGACCGGCGCGATCTCGTAGTAGATGACGTACGTGGGATTCATGGCGTGCCCGCCATCGCCGTCTTCTCCTGGCGCCCGGGCTCGGGTAACGCGATCTTTTTGCCCGTCGCCTGCTCAGCCGTTTCGAACAATTGGTGACAGGACGCGCAATGCCGCCAGCGCACGTAACACGTGCCGAGCGTATCGGGTCGGGAATCGACCACTTTGGACTTCCAGGTCCCGCAAAACGGGCAGCAAAACTTGTCGGTGGTCAGGAGGGTCGCCTCGCGCACGGCCTCGCCTAGGATACGGCGGCCCGCGGGGCGCCCGTCCTACATGTAGAACCTTTTCCCGGGCCGCTCTGTACACACTGAAAGCCTCCATCCCCCAGATCAGGAGGCCCTACGATGGCGGCGATCCGCGCGCTCGGTGCCTCCGCTCGCCGCACGCCTGCTTCCTCCTCATGAAGCTCCTCGACAAGACCTTCTGTGCGGTCCGCTGGGCGGATGCCCATTCCGCGGGATCCGTGACCGAGTACGCCGAACATGAATTACCCCATCGATCCGCCCACTACACGACGTACGGCTTTCTCCTGCGCCAGGACGAGACGGGCCTGACCTTGGCGACCGAACACTCCGATGAGCACACCTATCGCGGGGTCTGCTTCGTGCCGGCGGCGATGGTGGAGGAGATCCTCCCACTCACGTTGACCCAGAAGCGGGCGAAGAAGGTCGTGGGCTGATGGCGAGTGCTCAATGGACGCGGACCGGTCCGCCCCTCCCCCGTATCAGAGGCCGCGCCCTCCAGCGCTTACGGGCCCAGCTCTTCGCGCGCGCGCCCTGGTGTGCGCTCTGCCTGCACCGCAAGGGGGCCTACACCACGGCCACTATTCGCGATCACATCATCCCCTTAGGTGAAGGCGGTCGCGACGATCGGACGAACGAACAAGGGTTGTGTCAGGTGTGCTCCGACCTCAAGACCCGTGAAGAGTCCGCGCGTGGCGTGCGACGGCGATGAGCAACAAGCGAGATGGGTGGGGGGGGCGTCGATGTGTTGGGCGCGGGGCGGCGACCGGGAAACCGGTCAGCCTTCACGCGCAGTTTGTCGATTTCAAAAGTTCAGATCCTTTCAAAAGCCAGGTGAACCATGGGCGGGCGAGGCAGCGGCGGGAAACGCGTCGGATCGGGCCGGAAGCTGAAATCCGCGCTCGAGCGGGCGATCAGCGGCACGGGCCAGCGCGGCGTGGTCGTGCCGCATCCGTCGGCCACGGCGGTCGCCCCGATCGAGGCGTTTGACCCGCCGGCCACGTTGACCGTGCCCGCGCGGCTGGTGGGGTTGCAGGCCACGCTCGCGGCGCTCGAGACGGCCTGCGCCGAGCCGTGGCAGATCGCCGAGGCGCAGGCCCAGGTCGATCTCCTGACGGCGCAAGGCCTCGACGCGCTGGCGGTCTGGCACGAGCTCGCCCCGGAGGCCTTCGCGAAGCGCACGCTGACGCGGGGCACGACGGCGGCGTTCATGATGTTGTGCCGGGCGGTCGCGATCGAGCGGACGACCGACGTGCCGGATGCGGATCACCGCGGCTTGCAGCAGCGCGTCGGGACCTGGCTGAAGGACTTCGGCCTCGCGCCGCTCGGGAAGCCCGAGTACGCCGCCGACGCTCCCGCGGTCGCGAATCCGCTCGATCGGTTCACGAACACGCGCGCATGACGAAGGCCGCCGCGCTCGATCCGGCGACGGCCTACGCCACCCAGGTGGTCGCACGCCAAATTGTCGCCGCCCGCTTTGTCATCTTGGCGTGCCAGCGGCATCTGCACGACCTCCGGGATGCCGAGGCCAAAGGGTTGATCTGGAAACCGGAGGAGGCCCAGCACGCGATCGACTTTTTCGCGGAGTGCCTCACCCTCCCCGAAGAGACGGACGCCGATGAGGACGACGACGACGCGATCGATCGGATGCCGGAGGGCGGGACGCCGTTCGTGCTCTCGCCCTTCCAGGCGTTCATTGTGGGCAGTCTCTTCGGCTGGTTCGCGATCCGGGTGAGCCGGCGCACCGGGGCCCGGCGCGTGCGGCAACGGTTCCGGATCGCGTTCTTCCAGGGCGGCAAGGGGTGCGGCAAGACGCCGCTCGGGGCCGGGATCCTGATCTTCCTGCTCGTCCGGCGCGGCGTGCGCGGCGCGCAGCTCTTTTGCGCGGGCGCGACGAAAGAGCAGGCGCTGATTCCCTTTGCCGACTGCCTGAAGATGGTCCACGCGTCGCCGCATCTGACCGCGTTGATCAAAGAGACCGGGCACAACCTGGCGGTCCTCGCCACCGGCAATTTCATCCGCCCGATCTCGTCGGATAGTCGCAGCCAATCCGGCAAGCGCGTGCAAGGCGCGGTGATCGAAGAATTGCACGAGCATCCGAACGGCGGCCTCGTGCGCAAGGTCCTGGCGGGGATCAAGGGGCGGCCGAATGCGGTGATCTTTCTCCCGACGAACACCGGGTTCGATCGCGAGTCGGTGTGCTGGCAGTACTACGACTACTCCTGCCAGATCCTCGAGGGCACGCTCGTCAATGAGACGTGGTTTGCGTTCGTGTGTCACTTGGACGCGTGCGATCGGTGTGCCGCGGCGGGGAAGCGACAACCCGCGGACGACTGCCCGGAGTGCGACGATTGGAAAGTCGAAGGCCCGCACTGGTTGAAACCCAACCCCAACCTCGGCGTGTCGGTGCCCTGGCAGTACGTGCGCGACCAGGTGCGCGTCGCGATCGATGTGCCCAGCGAGCGGAACGACGTCCGCCGGTTGAACTTCTGCCAGTGGACGGATCAGTTGACCGTGTTCATCACGGCCGAGGCCTGGGCCGCGTGCGCGTGCACGGCGGCGCGGGGAGCCGATGCAGCCTGACGCGTTTCGCGCGTCGCTCCTCGGCCGAGAGTGTTTCCTCGGCATCGACCTGGCCGACAAGATCGATCTCGCGTCAGTCGTCGGCGTCTGTCCGCGGCCGCTCCTCGAGGGCGCGATCGCGGCGCGGGCGGCTGACGCGGGCCCCGACGCGCTCCTCGAGGGGCCCCAACTCGCCGACCGGATCAACGTCGCGGTGGACGTGCGGGCGTGGTTCTGGATGCCCCAGAAGACCCTGCTCCGCCGGGCGCAGGAAGACAAGATCCCCTATCCCGACTGGGTGCGGGACGGGCACGTGCGATCGACGCCGGGCAGTCTCATCGACCACGACGCGATCGTGGCCTTCATCATCGAGGAGCTCGCGAAGACCTACCGCATTCGCGGCATCGGTATCGACCAGGCGGGCGCCGCCGGCGTCGTCAGCAAACTCAAACGCCACTTCGGGGACGAGCTCGTGCAGGAAGTCCCCCAAGGGTTCCGCCGGCTCAGTGAACCGACGAAGCTCCTCGAGGCGCTCGTCGTCAGCGGCCACCTGACGCACGACGGCAATCCCTGCCTCGCGTGGTGCCTCGCCAACATGGCGATCGAGGAGAACGACTGGCGCGAGATCCGGCCGGTGAAGATCGCGCAGCGCAAACGCATCGATGGCGGCGTGGCACTGATTGATGCACTCGAGCGGCTGACGGCGACGACCACGCCCGAGAAACGGCGCTACCAGATGATCGTCCTGGGGACGGGCACCGGATGAGGCGGGATCCTCGCCTGGTCCCGCCGGCTCAACCGGGATGTGCGCCTCCGGTCACCCCCCGGTGCGCCCGATGAGCCGGCCCTTGCGCGCTGAGTCGCTGAGCGTGCCCGTCCGGATTCGCCTGTCGGCCGACGAGCGATCCCAGCTCAACCAAGCCGCGGCGGCCAACCATCAAACGCCCAGCGAGTTCGCCCGGGACGCGCTCGCGTCGGCGGCGGCGGACTGCCTCGAGGCGCCCATTCGTACGACGAAACCCTGACCCGGCCTGATCCTGAGAGGGCATGTCCACTGCCCCCGCCCCGATCGCGGATGTCGATCGTCTGTCGGTCGTGGTGGCCGCGCCGATCCGCTTGCGCCCGCAACGCGCGTACGCGCTGCTGCACGTCAAAGGCATCGACGACACGCAGCGGATCGTGACCGGGGTCGCCACCACCCCCGAAACCGATCGCGATGGGGACATCGTCGAGCCGCTCGGCGTTACCTTTCAGAATCCCGTCCCCTTCCTGTTTCACCATGACGCCCGGCGCCCGATTGGGACCGCGACGTTCAACCCGCCGACCAAAGCCGGGATCACCTTCACCGCGCACATCCCCACGGTCACCGAGCCCGGCGCGCTGAAGGATCGCCTCGATGAAGCCTGGCAATCGATCAAGGCCGGCCTCATCGCCGGCGTCTCGATCGGCTTCCGCGAACTGCCGAATCAAGTGGAAGTGATCAAGAACGGCGGGCTCCGCTTCCTGGGGATTGAAGTCTTCGAACTCTCGCTCGTGACCGTGCCCGCGAATGCGGGCGCGACGATCCGCACCATCAAAGCCCTCGACCTGGCCGCGTCCGGCCGTCATTTGCCCGGCGATACGGGCCGTCCAATCGTTGTGCGCCTCCAGAAAGGGGCGCCTGCCATGACCATTCAAGAACAGATCACCGGCCTCGAGCACAAGCGCGCGGCCGACTTCGCGCGCCTGACCGAGATCCAGACCGCCGCGACAACCGACGGCAACACGAAAGACGCCGCCCAGCGGGAAGAGTTCGACACGCTGAAGCTCACCATCAAGACCATTGATGCCGAACTCGTCGATCTCCACGACATGGAGAAACTGGCCAGCGCGACGGCCACGCCGATCAAGCCGGTCACCGAGATCGCGAAAGCGGCGGCGCAGCGCGGCGGCGATCCGGTCATCCACGTCACCAGCCAACTCCCGAAGGGGACGGCGTTCACCCGCATGTGCCTCGCGATGTTCCGCGGGAAGGGCGACTCCTACCAGACGCTGCAGTACGCCAAAGCCTTCGCGGACACGCCCGAAGTGGAGGAGATGGTCAAGTTCATGTGGTCGAGCAAGGCCGCCGTCGCCCCGGGCACGACGACCGACGCCACGTGGGCCGGCCCGCTCGCCGTGCGGACCCCGATCAACGAGTTCCTCGAGCTGCTTCGGCCGCGCACGCTGCTCGGCCAAATCAGCGGCTTCCGTCAGGTGCCGTTCAACGTCAGCGTGCCGAGTCAGACGGCGGGCGGCACGTACTCATGGGTCGGGCAGGGCCTCGCGAAGCCGGTGACCTCGGCCGCGTATGCGGCGGTCACGCTGGACTTCGCGAAAGCCGCGGGCATCATCGTGATCAGCGAGGAACTGGCCAAGCTCTCGACCCCGTCCGCCGAAGGGCTCGTGAAGGAAGAGCTGATCGCCGGCATGGGCGCGTTCCTCGACGTGCAGCTGGTCGATCCCGCGGTGGCGGTGGGCGCGAACCTCAATCCCGCCTCGATCACCAACGGCGCCGCGACCATCGTCGCGTCTGGGGTGACGGGCGCGGCCGCCAAGGTGGATCTGGCGGGCCGGGTCGCGGTGTTCGCCGCGGCGAACATTCCGCTGACTGGCTCCGTGTGGCTGATGTCCGACTCCAACGCGTTCGGGCTGGGGCTGTCGGTCAACGCGCTCGGCCAGCCGCTCTTCCCGGGCTTGTCCATCGCCGGCGGATCCATCCTCGGGATTCCCGTCGTCGTGTCGAACAACGTGGGCAACCGCGTGATCCTCGTGCACGCGCCGTCGATTCTCTACGCGGATGAAGGCGGCGTGCAGATCGATGTGAGCCGGGAAGCGTCCGTGCAGATGGACGGGGCGCCCGATTCGCCGGCGACGGCGACCACGGTGCTGGTGTCCCTCTGGCAGAACAACCTCGTGGGTCTGCGTGCGGAACGCATGATCACCTGGAAGCGCGCCCGCACGGCCGCCGTCACCTACATCTCGGCCGCGGCGTACATCGGCACGTAGCCACGATGCGGCTCGTGATTGGCGGGCCGACACGCGAGATCGTGCCGGCCCGCTTCGCCCTCGACCTGGCGCACCTCTACGCGTACACGGGGCGCTGGGACGCGGGCGCGGTCTACCTCCGGTTCGTCCAGTCGACGTACGTGCACGTCGGCCGGGAGGCAGTGCTCGAGGCGGCGCTCCAGATCGGCGCGTCGCACGTGCTGTGGCTGGATACCGACATGACGTTTCCGGAAGACGCGGCCCTGCGACTCGCGGCGCACGACCGGCCGATCGTGGCGGCCAACTGCGTGATGCGGGATCCGCGGCTCCTCTTCACCGCGGAGCGGAACGGGCAGCGGATGGAGACGGGGCCGAACTCGACGGGCCTGGACGCGGTGGACTCGATCGGGTTGGCCGTGGTGCTGATGCGCACCGACGTCGTCGCGGATCTGCCGCGGCCCTGGTTTCAGCACGGACGGACCGAGGCGGGCGTCGATATCGGGGAAGACCGGATGGTCTGTCGCGCGCTGCGCGCGGCGGGTCACCAGATTTGGATCGATCACGATCTGTCGAAGGAGATCGGACACATTGGCCAGTACACCTATCGCCCTCGTGCAGCTCCGCTCCCCGTTTAACGGGGAAATCTGGACGGTCCCACCGGATCAGTCCCCGGCGTTTGTCGAGGAACTGATCAAGCGGGGCTTTGTGCGCGTCGAGTCGGCCGCCGGATCGTACAAGACGACCGAAGGCCGCGCGACCCGCAAGACCGCCCCGACGGCGCTGAAGCCGTAGCCGGGATGCCGATCCTCACGACCTTCACCGCGGCGATCCGCACGGGGGTGCGGAAATTCCTGCAGCTCAACGCGCTGAGCGGGCGCGGCGGCTGGTGGAATGTCATCCGCGAATCGTTCACGGGGGCCTGGCAGTCGAACGTCGAGGTCCGCGTCGACAACGTGTTGACCTACTTCGCCGTCTTCGCCTGTACCACGCTCATCGCCTCCGACATCGGCAAGCTGTGTCTCCGTCTGGTGCAGCAGGACACGAACGGCATCTGGACCGAGACCACGTCGCCGTCCTTCTCGCCGGTCCTCCGGAAGCCGAACCATTTTCAAACGCTCCTGCAGTTTCTCGAGACGTGGATCCTCTCGAAGCTCGTGCACGGCAACACCTACGTCCTCAAACAGCGCGATGCGCGGCGGGTCGTCGTGAAGCTGTACGTGCTCGATCCCATGCGGGTCACTCCGATGGTGGCCACAAGTGGGGACGTCTTCTACGAACTCAAGCGCGACGATCTCTCCGGGCTCGCCTCAGAGACCGTCACCGTCCCCGCGCGCGAGATCATCCATGACCGCTGGAACTGCCTGTTTCACCCCTTGATCGGCTTGTCGCCGATCTACGCGTGCGGCGTGGCGGCGCTGCAGGGCCTGTCGATTGTCGCGGGCTCGCAGAAATTCTTCGCCAACATGTCGCGGCCGGGCGGGATTCTGACGGCGCCGGGCGAAATCGACGATGCCGCGGCGGCCCGGCTGAAGGCCACCTGGGAAGAGAACTTCGGCGGCGAGAACATGGGCCGCGTCGCCGTCGTGGGCGACGACCTGAAGTACGTCCCGCTGAGCGTCAACCCGGCGGATGCGCAGCTCATCGACCAGTTGAAGCTGACGGCGCAACATGTCTGTTCGGCCTTCAGAGTCCCCGCGTACATGATCGGCGTTGGCGATCCGCCGCCCTACGCGAACATCACGCCGTTGATTCAGCAGTACTACTCGCAGTGCTTGCAAACGCTCACGACGGCGCTCGAGACGTGCTGGGATGAGGGCGTCGGGATCGCCGAGCCGATCAACGGCACCCAGTACGGCGTCGAATTCGACATTAACGATCTGATCTGGATGGACGCGGCCACCAAGGTCGCGGCCGCGAGTGAGGCGATCAAAGGATCGTCCCTGTCGATCGACGAAGCGCGGAAGACGTACCTCGGCGTCGGGCCGGCGAAGGGCGGCGCCTCCATCTGGATGCAGAACCAGAATTACTCGCTCGAGGCGCTGGCCGAGCGCGATCGGCAACACCCCTTCGCGCCGAAGCCGACGCCGGGCCCGCCCGTGCCGCCGGCGCAGAAGGATCTCCCGCTCGACGAGCTCGAGGACGCCGCCCGCGTGGCGTATCAGAAGGCCGCATGACCGAAGCCGAGCTCGCCGCCGTGATTCGCGGGATCGCGCCGATCGTCCGCGAGCAGATCGCCAAGGCCGTGCTCGAGCTCCGGGACCGGGTCGTGGTGCTCGAGACCAAGGCCGCGATCCCGGCGGCGGTCGCGCCCGATCCGGACGTCGCGGCGCTCCAGACCCGCCTGACCGCGCTCGAGCACACCGTGGACAGCGACGCGTCGCGCCTGGAAGTCCACACGGCGGCGCTGCAACGGGACCTCGCGCAGGACGGCGCGCGCCTCAGCGAACGGATCGCCGTGCTCGAGACGCGGGCGCCGGTGCCAGGACCCGCCGGCCAGCACGGCACCGACGGCCAGCATGGCAAGGACGGCCTCAACGGGAAAGACGGGCTGGGCTTCGACGATCTCGACGTCCGGTTCGATGGCGTCAACATGCTCACGCTCGCGTTTGCGCGCGGCGGCGTCGTGAAGGCGTTCCCGTTTTCACTGCCGTTCCTCCGGTACGAGGGCGTCTATCAGGACGGCCAGAAGTACAGCCAGGGCGATGTGACGACTTGGGCCGGGTCAACGTGGCACTGCAACGAGCCGACGACCAGTAAGCCGGGCGAGGGCTCGAAGGCCTGGACGCTGATGGTGAAGCGCGGCCGCGATGGACGGGACGGGATCGATGCGCCCGGCGCGCTGCCCGTGGTGAAGGTCGGAGGGGGACGCTGATGGCGGCCTTGGTGACACTCGATCAGGCCAAAGGCCAGTTGCATCTGCCCTTGACCAGCACGGAGCGCGATGCCGACGTGCAGAGCCTGGTCGATCGGGCCAGTGGGATTGTGATCACGCACC